CGGCTTCCTCGGCGGTTAGCTCGAGGTTGACTTTGAACACTCCCACGTCGTCGAACTTGGTGTCGGGACGGTTGAGGTGAGGATAGCGGGCGATGCCCACGGGTGTGGTTAGGGTTTTGTTTGGCATATTTATGCGTTGGTTGGTTGTGTTTTTGGTTGGGTTTCAGAAAGAGGCTTTAGCTCATCATCTTGATTTTCCTCATCGTCCATCCACGGTTTGTTGTGGTTTTCGGGATCAAGATAATCTTCATGCATTGCTGCGAAGGACCTGCTCATTAGTTGTTTTGCGTTTGTAGTTGGTATTCCCAACGGATTTTATCTGCCGTGCTTTGGTTTTGCCGATTTGCGTCTCTAGTTTGCCAACCGGTGCCAATGTTTTTTTTGATTCCGCCAACAGTCCATCCACTCGCTTTGTAAATTGTGCCCAAATGAACTTCGGCGTCTTGGTACGAAATTAATTTGGTACAATCTGAAGTTTTCTTGATGTGGCGAGCCATCCACCCAAGAAAACGACTAGCCGTATATTTGGGCGCCCCGTCGCGAACAGCCATTCTGCGCAATTCTAAATAGCCAAGGCCGTTATAAGCGCGCGCCACAGGCTTTGACCACCAAGCCACAACCCAATATTCTTCTTCGTATTTGCCGCCGAAAAAAAACCCTTCAAAGGCATTTTTGCATTGTGGCAGCCGCGAATGCCATGCTTCGTTTAACGGCATAAACGTATCTCGATGAATTGGCTCAAAATAAAGTTGGAGCGCCGAGGTCGGGATTGAACCGCCATTTCCGTTGTGGAACAACGGCATGTTTACCATTACATCATCGGCGCAAAATCTTGTTTTCATTGTGGTGTTAAAAAGTCGGAGCGGCGAAGGATCGTGAGGAAGTCAGCGGCGCGGAGCGTGATGAACCACTCCTCGCCGTTGCGCTTGTGGGCGACCACCGGGAAGAGCTTGGCCTTGGCGTCGCGGATGGCTTGGGCCATCCAGTCGCGGATCTTGACGACCTGGCAAAACTTCACCTCAAAGTGGAAGTTGGGCAGGCACGGGCAGACAACGTCCGGCGAATCCCCAAGTCCGCTAAACTGCTGCCCGCGCCTGATCCCAGAGTCGCCGAAGGCTTCGCGCAATTCGTCGCGCCACATGCGCTCTCCGCGGGCGCCTTTGGCTCGGCTATTCATTGATGGCCTCCCAAAGTTGTTTCGCTGGCGCGTAGACGGAGCCATCGCTGTCGCTGGTGCGTCCCGCGGGTGCGGTGCCTTCAAAGCGGGTGAGCGAGGGACGCCATGTGAGGTTGAGCGTGCCAGTGCGGCCGGCGCGGTGCTTGGCGACGATCAGCTCGGCGTCTTGGACTTCCGGTTCCTCGTCTTGCACGGCGTAATACGCGGGGCGATGGATCAAGCAAACGATGTCGCTGTCTTGCTCGATGCTGCCGCTCTCGCGGAGGTCGGAGAGCTTCGGGCGGTTGTCGCTGCGGTTTTCGGCCTGCCTGTTAACCTGGGCGGCGGCGACAACCGGGATGCCTAACTCCATGCTCATCGCTTTGAGGCCGCGGGAGACGAAGCCAACTTCGTTTTCGCGGGACTGGGCGCCGGAGTGACTGACGAGCTGTAGGTAATCGACGAAGATGCATTTGACGCCCCAGCGGCGGACGGCGAGGCGGGCGCGGCCGCGGATGTCGAGCAGCGTGAGGCCGCCACGATCATCAACGTAGAGGGGTTCTGCGGAAAATTGCGTGGCGGCGTCGAAGATGCGGTGCTTGATCGATGCCGTGAGGAAGCCGTTGCGGATGATCTCGGTGTTGGTCTCGGCGCGGCCGAGGACTACGCGCGCGGCCAGCTCGTTGGCGGGCATTTCGAGGGAGAAGTAGACAACCGGCACGCCACGGCGGGCCATGTTGTCGGCCATGTTGAGCATCAGTGCGGACTTACCCATGGCGGGACGACCGGCGATGATGGTGAGCTGGCCTCCGCGGAGTCCGCCGGTGACTTGGTCCAGATCACGGATGCCGGTCTGCAGGCCGAGCTTTTTGCCGCCAGCCATCAGGCTCTCCAGCTCTTCGAGGAGGCCCGGGACGATGGCGCTGGGCGGGCGCATGCTGTCGGTGGCGGTGGTGAGGGAAAGGCTAAGGACGGACTCGCCGGCTTGCTGGAGGACGCTGTCGGCATCGCTGGCCATGTCCTGGGCGGCGGCTTGCATGGCGACCGAGGCGTCAATGATGCGGCGGCGGGCGTGGAGATCGCGCAATGTTTGCGCGTGGTACTCAACCGCGGCACTGCCTCCGGCGTAGTCGCCAAGCATCTCGGTGAGGGCACCGGCGCCGCCGACGAAGTTGAGCTTGTGCTGCGCGTCGATGCGCTGCGTGACGGCGATGACGTTCGCGGTGCCACCTTCGGCGCGGACCTCGGCGATGGTCTCGTAGATGAGGCGATACGCGGGCGTGTAGAAAAGGTCGGCGTGGATACCGGCGACCTCATCGCAAAGTTTGGGATCGGCCATGAGCGAGCCGAGGACAGTGCGCTCGGTGGCGGGGCTTTGTGGGACGGTGCGTTTCATTTTAGGCGGCGCCTCCGTCGTCATTGTTCTCCAAGATCACTATGACAATGAGTGTCAGGACCATCAGCACCGCGTAGGTGAGAATGAGCGCGTTCATTTTCTTCCTTCCTCCGGGCGAGCTGCGCGCGGCGGCGCTCCCAGCGGTCGCAGGCTGCATCGACTAAGCGAAATGTTTCTTCGAGCCATGGGGTGATGTGGTGTTCGGGCGGCGGTGGTGGTTGATGCTCAGTGGCCATGACGTGGGACTTCTAATTGTCGTGGCGTGATCTGTAGGCAAATGTTGGCAAATGTTGGCATGAGGGTCAAGGGTTTTTTGGCAGGATCGGCCATTGTTTTAGGTGGCCGAAATCGCGGGGTTCGCTGACGGAGGTGACCTTGCCGCACACGCCGCAGGTGTCCTCGTGCCAGGTCGAGACGTGGCCCTTGGGCATGCCGCGGCCGTGGGCTTCGCCGCAGGGGCGGCAGACCCAGGTGGGATACGGAAACTGCTCGCGAACCTTGGTGAGGATGTCGGAAAGCGAGTCCTCTTTGAGGAAGATCGCCTCGTAGTTGGCCCGGTAGCGGTTGCCGTTGACCGGCCGCGGGCTGTCGCCTTTGCCGGCGCTCATAGTTCGTAGCCCTCCGGTGAGGCGAACTCGTCCTGCGAGAACATCGGCTTGCCGCTTTCTTCGAGGAACGGGTAGTGCCGCAGGCAGGCGGACGCGCGCCCGCGCAGCTCTTTGACCGTCCGGGGCCGCGTCGAAGGATGCAGCAGGTCGGCCAAGAACTGGCGGGTGCGGCGCAGCGCCCAGTATTGCTCGTAGCGGAGGCTCATCGCAGGGCCATCGCTTCCTCGATTGCGTCAGATACCTTGTTGGCAACCTCTTTGTTCGGCTTCACGCAGCGCCCAATAAGGCTGATGAGCCGATCGTTAGACTTAATCAGCTCACGGACTTGCGCCTCGAGCGAGGCGGTGTTGTCCGCGAAGTTGCTGCCGAAGCCGACTGAGCCGACAACCAACTCGGGGATCATGGTGCTCATTTGCGCGCCCTCCGTTTGCCGCGGCCGAAGATGAAGCCGGAGTTGCGGAACGATGGCTGCGTGATCAGCCCGCGCTTGGCGAGGAACCTGTCGCACGCCGCGTTGATTGACGTGGCCTCAAGCATGAGCCGGCCAAACAGCGGGCCGGTGGGTTCATATTCGAGGGCCAAGGTCTTGCCGTTGTGCAGGGTCATTTGCTGCGGGCCTCCTCAAGTTCGGTGGCAAGTTGGCGGACGAGGGCGCGCAGGGCCATTATCGTGGCGATGCTTTCGTCGGCGATCTGCTCGACGTATTCGATGTTGATGTTGAGGTTGGTTTTCGGCGCCTTGGGGGCGCTCGCCTTTTTGGTGCTTTTGGCGGGTTTCATAAATATTTAAGGAGTATTAAGGATGGGGTGGGACATTTGCTGTCTTAGGCCCAGAATTTGTTAGCGATTCCGCGACATCGTTGAGCAAGTCCCAGTTACCGGGCTTCCGGTGCTTGTTGGGGTCGTAGCGGACGCTGACACGGTTGCTGATGTCGTCGAAGGTCCAGAAGACGAATTGATTGAGGTCGGGTAGGTAGGCGGCGAGCACGTCGAAGTCGTGGATCTCGTAGGGGCGGGCTTTCAGTCCGCCGGTGGCGCGCTTGACGGAGACGTGGTAGGCGCCGCGGTCAAGGGTGGCGGTCTTTACCTGGACGGCGATCGGGCGGACGCCGGCGCGGGTCAACATCACGTCGGTGGTCTGGGCGTGGCCGAAGGGCGTGAAGATCTCCCAGTCGTGAACTTGGGCGCCGACAATGAAGAGGGATTCGGAGATCTCTCCTTTGCGGCAGGCGGATAGGACGGTGCCTCCGGTGATGGGGGCGTGGATGCCGTCTTCGAGGGCAAATAACGTGCTCATGGGTTAGGCTGCGTTTTCTTTGGCGAACTGCTCGCGCTGTTCGGCGAGGTGTTTTTCGAGGGCGGTTTGTTTGGGTTGGCCTTGCACAGGCAAAGGGATCGGCTGGCGCTGTTGGCGCAGCTTCTGCAGCTCGTCGGGGAAGACGACGCCGGAAT